CCCGCCAGTAGCGGCTCGTCTACCCTCACCGGCTGCTGCCTCCGCCTGTGCCGCTGTTGCCTCCTCTGTGGCTTTTCTTTGAGCATCTGCTGAGCTAGCAAGCTGTGACCATGTTGTTGTACCACCAGAAACAAAATCCCTTATCTCTTCTGAGCTCGCTGGAAGCATCTCTCTAACACTGGATATTGTGTCTTCGGTTATCGCACCCCCTTCTGACTTTATCTGCTCTAGAAGGGCCTTTGCGGTCTCCTGATCTGCCATGGTCTGTCTCTCTGCAGATGCAGCCTGGCTATTGAATATAAGCTGTAACTCTTCCTCCCAGTCCTCTCCTAGCTTCATTCTCTCTGCCAGTGATTTTCTCTCTTCCTTAGTTAAGTCTGAGTAGCTTGCTCCTAGACGGCCTATCTGCTTTGCCATCTCATTGTACATGGTTCCTGACGTTTTGACCTGTTTCTTGAGTTCCTTTGTAGCGATATCTGTCATATTGCTAAATGAATTCTGAGCGCCAGCATCTATCCTATCAAACGAGGCATCAAAACCCTCTCTCATCATTCTAGAGACCTCAGACTCAGACTTACCTGCTAGGCCAGAATCTTTCCACAACTCCTTCATTCGTTTGATCATGGCATCGAATTTAGACTCGATACGTCCGTAGGCTTCAGTGAATCCGTCCACCATGGTATTAGGAATCTCACCATTGACACCTGCTGCTTCTGCCATAGTGGTCGCTGAGGTTGAAGCCATCTCTGTCAATTCGGCGGCTATATGTGATGTGGATTGTTCAACAGACAGTGCAGCATCTTGCATGCCAGACGTGAGATCTCTTTCAACCATGGTACGCAGTGCTTCTCCTGATAGGTGAGCAGCATCCCTGATCATGTCTATGTCATCTGTGACCGCTGCGAGTGAGTCCTTTGGATCCATATCTTCGGATGCGGCGGCTAGGTCCTCCATACCACTTATTGCAGCCCGTGGATCTAGAAGCCTCTCAACAGACTCTACGTCCTTTAGCCCTAGCTGAGACTGAATAAATCTCTTCTCATAGAGGGTTAGCGTGTCTACAGACTTTCCTGCAGCGAGGAAGCTCTCCCTCATGTCCCTTAGGAACTTGTCCTGATCAGTGTTTGCAGACTCCATCATTGCCATTGCATCCATCTGAAGTCCAAAAACAGACGTTAGATTACTAACAGCTCCAGCTGCCTGATCAAACCCCTGGAATTTTCCAAGCATGCTCCCAAGGTCCTGGTAGTCTATCCCTATCTGCAATAGCGCTGTAGAGATTCTAGCTGCCTCTTGTACACTAACATTTCCAAAGTTTTGAGTGTCAGCTATTATTCCCTCTATATTCTTTGATATCAGCTTCGATGATATTCCAGTTCGTGCCTCAATCCCCTTTGCTGCAGCAGCGGCTTCCCTGAGCATGTCAGTTCCAGCCTTTCCTGTGAGGCTTATCTGACGCTGAACGAATGTTCCAATCTGATCCTGAGATAGTCCTAGACCCTTTCCAAAGACAGCCATCTCCCTGACAGTCTCTTCTGTGGCATCTCGTGTCATTCTTAGTGAGTTTATCGGATCATATGCGACCTTATTAAAGTACGACATATAATCTTCCAGATTATTAAATGCCATCTGTATTGGCTGATTCTGGATCCTGAATGCTGTATCCCCGACATTCGTATAATCTTCGTACGTGGCTCTAACAATTTTTCTCATCTGGTTGGATAATTCGTGTGCACCAACGTTTATATCTTCTCCAAGACCTCCAAACTGTCGCTGTATTTCGCTTACGGCCCTTCTATTCTCATCGTCGACATACGATGAGATCGACTTCCCAGCTCCATCCCACGTTTTCTCAATATTTGATAAAAGGCCCTGTGACGCAGCGCCTACCGTGGCCATACCCTCTGCTGCCTCTGATGCTCCGGCTGCGAAGCCTCCGACTCCATCCTGGAGGTCCTCTGAGCCTGTCCTAAGATTAGAACCAGCCTCTCTATATGCCGCTGATATCTCTGCGTCAACTGACGCCATATCTAAAGCAGCACCCTCTGCCTTTTGCTGTATAAGACCGTGTATTCGAACCTGCTCTAAGAGAGATTCATTAGCAAGCTTTATAGATTCATTAACTGCATCTACTAGACGTTTTTGCTCTTGTAATTCTCGTGAAGTAGCCACGCAAGCCTCCGGCTATACATATTCAGTAAACGAAGATCACTTAAAGCTCTTTTCACCAGAAGACTTAATCATATCATCGACACGCTTCATGTTATCCTGCATGCTTGATGGTCTTTCCGTCTCCTGTTGACCCATTTTTTTCTTTCTTGCGTCTGATCTCTTCTTAAACTCTGTGCTAAGACGATCTATAAACCACCGCCTATATGTCACAGGAAGCCCTCTTACATCAGAGTAACTCATATTGAGGTGATACTGAAGTAGAAATGCCTCTTCTAGAAAAGACTCTCTCCACTCAGTCCGACGGCCAAAAAAACCCGGCGCCGATCGGAAGAGAGACACGAGATTCCTGATTGCATTGAGCGCAGTTCATCCATACAGACATATCAATTCCTGGCTCATTATTCTCGATAAATGTTCTTAACTTTCTCGAGTCTAGGGCAGGCATGTCTTTGACAAATGCGTTTATCTTGTTTCTATCACTTACTCCATCAATTGAAACAATTAGCTGCTCAAGTCTAGAAGTGACAAGACTATCAATTTTTGCGTCAGGCATCATCTTTCTGCGGCGCTCAGCCGTCAGATTCATCTCTTCCTCATCAGCCCCCCTTAGGAATCTGAAATGGACCTCTTTCCCTGTGACGGGAAGAGTAAATAAGAATATATTCTCTCCTTCTCTAATGGGATCTAAAGACAACCTTTTTATTTCAAGCCCAGATAGGTCAAAATCTTGGTTGCCTTTCTTTCCACATTCTGGACAGCTAACATCTGCCTTATATGCAGTCCCATACCCGGTGATTCTCACCGAAACCATTAGAGCATTTCTATCTCCAATTAGCATATCTCTAACGTCAACATTATCATCAACTAGACAAGACTCTAAAAGTGTAGTTATCACTATTCCCTGCTGAATAAGCGCTCGAGATGAAAGAATATCCTCCTCTCTAGCTGTCATAGACTTAACATGCAGAATATTTCTATTATGAAGTGCTGATCCCTGTGGATAAACCTTACCCTCAGAGGGAACAGGAACTGCTTCAACAGGCACATCCCATCCAAAATCATCCTTCATTACACTGTGTTTTTGAATACTTGGTTGGTCTGACAAAACTTCCTCTTTCTTTATTCTAAAATAATACTAGGATATGTGTAAAGGTAAATTAAAATAAAAAGCCCTCCTGATTCAGGAGGGCTTTAAATAAATAAAATTTTTAAAATCAGTATTGTAATACGGCGTTATCGTACCGTAGTGTGATGGATATCTCTACAGGGTCTGTGTCATTTTCATATGTAAGGTTATTAAATGTTGCGTCCTGTAAAAACGCTCCCTTTATATCCCAGAGCTCCACCACTGTTCCAATGGGATCAAGAAGCTTGAGCTGACAGTCACGCTTATAAAAGTCTGCATACCCAGCACGTCCAGACACAGACTCATAGTGTGTTCTAATCCACTCCATGACTTGTTGAGCTCCCGAGGGTGCGATCGGATCATACAGTGTTAGCGCGATCGGATCAAATGTGAGCCTCCCTGATACATAACGCTTCGCGTTGATCCAGGGAATTTCCTTTTGAGCCAGAGTAAATTTAGGTCTGCTAGTTGTTTTCATCAAAAAGGCATCAATGCCCTCTATCGCAAAAATCCACCTAAACTGCCTTTTGGGCTCAAATTTATTAGGTAACATATCGGTGACGGATAACGTCTCAGCCATTTTTTCTATCTCCTAAAGAGTTTATCATTCTTAAGTATCTACCTTGCAAAATTTATTCTATGCATTTTGAAACGCATCTCCTGCATTTGTAACAACAAAGTCAAGTGCTATAAATTCTGCCGTACGTGTAGGCTGCAAGAATATCTTACCCCTTAGGGTGTTATTCTCAATATCAGCCTGCGTTGTTGTTGTTGCATCGATTACAACCTTGTATCTATCAACACCACTTCTCTCCTGCACGCTCTGCAATATTGGCGTAACAAGAGCATTAAACCTATCAAGAGTCTCCTGTCTATTTGGTTCAAATAGCATAGTATTTGCAACAGCTCTAACAGATCTTCTCACGTTTATGAGAAGCCTTCTAACATTGACCCTGTCTAGTGAAGAGTCTGTTGCAAGAAGAGTCTTTTGACCAAAGACCATCAATCCTGTTCCTGGGAATGCTGTGATCGGATTTATATCTGCATCATAGAGTGTATCCATATTTGCCTTGCTAACAGGAACCTTGGCATACAAGGAGTCCTTTAGCGCGCCTCTTGTAAATCCTGCCGGTGCAAACCATGGGTACCCAATTGAATCGTTTATTGCAAATGCGCCCAATACTGCGACTGAGGGCGGTGCCTGAACATTTGTTTTTGTCGTGGGATCTGTCATGATAACATCAGGAAAATACGCCGCAGCAAAGGAGGAATTTAATCCTCTATTCTTAAAGGCTGCCACNGTGTAGGCTACACTTGGATTAGAGACTGATGATGTTACAACTGTATTTATCTCATCTCTCTCCTCTATGTCCATTATATAAAGTGCATCAAATCTATCTTCAATAGCATCTATTGCGTATGTTGTAACAGAAGAATGCCTTATTCCAGGTATAACTAAGAGATTTATATCTACGTCTGCCTTTGTTGCCATCATGTCGACGGCCTTTCTATATGCAGCTACTGTGGGACCATTTGTTCCCCCTTGATTTGATTCATCATCCATCTCTCTTTTAACTGCTGCATTTGCAAGAGCCACTCTATCCCTATTGAACATGTCCGTTCCGTCAAATCCTCCCTGAAGGACGAACGTGAACTTTCCAAACCTTCTATTTCCCTGAGTCTTTAGATCCGAGACCTTTAGTGCTCTAGTCTTATTTGACTCATTTGCAGTTATGGATCCTTTTCTCACGTAAGATGCGCTAACCCACTCGTTAACATCCGCTATAGTATCTGATCCTGTTCTAACCTTAATTCTCTCAAGAGAGAATAGATTATTATTAAATCTATCACAGTCTAATACTGTTCCTCCTGAATCTGCTACTCCAGGATTATTTCCAACAGAAAATTTTCTGTTAGAGACTGCGAAATCTGGGAAATATTTTACTCTAGATCTCCATGTATTATCTTGAACAGCAGAAAGATTGGGCTTTGAAACTGATACCTTTCTAGAAAGCTGACATCCCCAATAGAAAGCTGAATTTGTCTTCTTATTGGGAGATGTTCCTACTGCTACACTTTCTCTAAACTGAACTGGCGGCGTTACAGCTCTTCTATATGAAATAGCACCTTGCCCCTGAAAGCGCGGGTTGCTTGTGGCATCACCAACTGTAGACAATATGCTGCTTCCAGATGTGACAAGGTGACTAAGACCTCTAAATCCTAGCGGAAGCGAGTCCTGTGGAACCTCTCCTGCCTTGAGCCCAGCACTCTGTTCTATCCTAATGTAATTTGACATGACAGGGTGATTTCCCTTGACAACTAACTTTTGTGATGCTGTTGCTTGATCAAAGTCAAAATACGTATTTTGATCCCCAATGACACGAGCTATAAACTTATCACTAGAAGGATCAAGTGAAAGACCTCTATAGGACTCTAGAGGAATCTTCTCTTCATCTGTGTCATCAAACGCTCTTACAACAAGATCAAAGGTTCCATATAGATATGAGTCAACCAATGACGGCTTTATATTCTCAATTGATATCTTAAAGAGATCATTACTAAATTCTCCATCTGATATTGAGAATATTCTGAATAGACTGTGCCTTGTTCCTGCATAGTCTTGTGATATTACGGCAGGAGATCGCGGTGCCCTGAATCTATCCTCAAACGACTCATAGTCTGGAACTGATGTATTTCCTGTATCTCTAGCTAATGAGCTAGTTAGAATAAACGCTATATCTTCCTGTACACCAGCTGATGTATAGCTTTGGAATCCCGGATGTATGATTCCTGATCCTGTTGCCTTGCAGAATGCTGGGTGGATGTCGTATCTAGCATATAGCAGGTGACCCTTCTTCTCCATCTCAAGCGGATCTGTGTTAAGAACGTTTCCAAAGTAAGCTGGAGACTCTAGGTCAAATGACGCTGTAATTATATTTGGACCGTCACCTGAATTCTTGTGACCGTTTATAAGTATTACGAAATTCTGAGTCGCAAGATTCATTGTTCCTGTCATCGCGCCGCCGTATGCGAAGCTGGCGGGACCTATCATTCCGTTTCCAGCTGATGCTGTAACAGCACCAGTTCCAGGAGTATTGCTGGCCTGACCTGATCCAGACAGCGACAGTATAACCCCGGACGGAGCCATGAGGACACCGCGAATAATAGGGTGAGCTCCTGTTCCGGCTAAAATTGAAGCGCCTTGTATTCCGGCATCTCTAAGCAGTGAAGACCCCGCTGAGTCAGAAAGGAAACATCCAAGGAAGTATGTCCTACCCAGGTCACTGTACGGGCTAGTTGCGTAAGAATTTCTTGCTACAACACCTCTCTCTGATACCTGCTGTGATCCAACGACAAATCCTGCGCTTGTAACCTTTCCTGTGCTAGTACTTCTCTTCTTACAATCTCCTGCTCCAAGTACCCTTATATATGTTAGAGCCTGTGCTGTCTTTAAAAACTGACTAACTGCGAGTGGGCCAAATTTTTCACCGTCTGTGTTTCCAAATAGTTGTGCAAAATTTCTATAACTGGCTATCGTAACTGGGACAAAAGCAGGTCCCTGATTAGCAGTTCCCACAACACCCGCAGGGGTTCCCACAGGACCTGCAACTGAGGGCGCTGAAAGGTCTATTTCAGTTGCTGTAACACCGGCACTGTTAAAAACTGTCTCAGCCATTTATCTCTCCTAAAGATTCTATCAATATGTATCCGTTACTCAAAACTTACTCCAGCATTAGTGATGATAAAGTCTATAGCTAT